ATGGAAAGAAAAATAGGTGATATAAAAGACAAGAAGTTAAAAGCTGAAAATATCACACTGGCAGCAATATATAACATATTGTTCACCAATGACATAGTTTGTTCCTTAATTGTAGAAATGTTAAGTGAATTACGTAAATCAAGGCTTTGTCGTTTCCGCGTAAAGCAGCAAGGAAATAAACTGGAACAGTTGATGCTTCAATATGAAAAGAAAATCAATAAAATAGCTGGACACCGGGCTTTTTTCATGGCTGATGCTAACCAGTATATTGCAGATGAAGTACAACCTGATCTGCTTAAAATGGAATACTCCATTAAACTGGAATTTGACAAATGCCGGATTGAAAACAGTGCCTTACTTGCCAAAGTAGAACTTACAAGATGTATGGCAGAGCTTGCTTGTCTATCCCTTGACAAACGGATAGAAGAAGTCCGTCCATACAACAAAGAAGTAACCGGAATAACATATCTCCGGCTCACTGACACACTTAAAGTATTGGACGAACTTTCTGATATTTTATATAAGGGAGGGTATTGTGACCTCAATCAAAGTGATAATTGCAAAAGGGGGATGGCTATCATACAACGAAAACTTACTGATTGTGATATTATCAGCCGCGCAATCAATGAGTCAGACAAGTTAAATCCGGCTGGGGATGATGAATAAAAATGGCAAAATATCGTATAGGAATATCCGAGAATCTATTAGGAGACAAACGCTATCAGTGTCAGATTAAAAGATTTGGCATTTGGTGGAATGATGAAAGTTTCAGCACTAAAGAAAGAATGTTAGATTATGCCCGTAAACTTGAAAAGGCCGGGCATATAGTGTTTAACTATTTATAAGCGAACAATGAAATTAGAAGGAAAAATTATTGTGGCACAACCGATACAATCGGGTGTCTCAAAAAATGGTAACAACTGGCAAAGACAAGATTTCGTTTTGGAAATTCCCGGCCAATACCCTAAAAAAGTCGCTTTTTCAGTAATGAATAGCAATATTCAGAATTTTGGATTAGCAGTCGGGCAAGACGTTGATATTGAAATAGATATTAATGCGAATGAATGGCAAGGAAAATGGTTTAACTCCATTACTTGCTGGAAAGCAACACTCCGTAATCCAGGACAGCCTACCGCAGCGCAACAGCCCCAAACTTATTATCAGGGGGCATCATCCACCGCGGCACCCGTACAAACTGCCATACCTCAACCGCCAGTGGATTTTGGGGAACAAAAAGACGATTTGCCTTTCTAAAGAAAAAGGAGAAGGGAGCATTTCGGCTCCCTTCTTATTAATTAATGTTCCACCTTTACAATTTCATTATAAACGATTTTGCTTCGTGGGTTATGATTGACTATCGTTTGTTTATACCCCTTTGTCCCCCATCTCCACCATAGGAACCTGTGTTTATATATCCGGCTTATCGCACTTGAAAGACTGTCTCTCACTTCATAAGTAAATGTGCTGTCAGGAATATTTGCATAAAAATCCACCCATTTATCTGAATAATTGAAACAGCTGTCTTTCAGAACAAATACAATACTGTCTTTAGTGACAACTTTTGTGGTTGTGATATATTCGACTTCTTTTGGACGCAGATTCAATTCTTTTATTAGTTTTGCATCCGCACTCCGCAGCTCTTTCAATTCTTCTATGTTAAGCCGTAAAACATGGTTTTCAACCACATTTAGACTATCCCTAATCTTATATTCTTCAAGCCCAGTACAGAGACTTTTCATATTATCTGAAAGTCGGGCACTTTCTTTCTTCTCTTCCTGCCACAACCGGTACATCAAAAAGGTTGCCGCAAGGAGTAACACAAAGATTACTCCTATACCTATCTTCAATCTCATAATCAATCTGTATATACATTTTTACCAACTTCCGCAATAACTACCCATGCACCATTACAGAAACCATATATCTTACCGTCATTCTCCGGCATTTCAGGTATTGTATTAAGTTTTGTTTCATTGGCAGTGGCTTTGCTAAGAGCTGTTTGAGCTGTACTTTTTGCAGCATCAGCCGTTGTTTGTGCGGTCACGGCCTTTCCATCAGTAACAGCCAACATTCCAGTCAGAGTTTTTTCATTGGTTACTCCTGCAAGGAAGGTTTCAATTTCATTGAAGGTGTCAATGGCCGTAGTCGCATCAACAGTACCAACCAATTCATCCAAAGCGGTCTTCACCGCATTTATGGACTGTTCCAGTTGGGACTCTGCCAGTTGAGCACGTCCGCTTTCTGCTAAAATATCCGATTTGCTCGCACTGCTGCTACCATCAGAACTTTCCAAAAATGAAGATGAAATAGGAAGTTCATTACATCCTACCATAACATATTGTCCGGCTATCAACCCGTCGACATTCATATCACAGAACTCTCCAACCCCAAGTGCTGTTTTGTAAGGTACATAATCCTTTCCATTAGAACTTTTGTACACAACAACTCTGTTGTTTGCTGCATCTCCAAAATTGATGCTAATAGCAAATTTCCCAGTAGATAACTGTATAGGTTGGCTTTCGTACCAATCCTCTTCTTTAAGAGTAAAATTCAAGTTTGCCATATCTTCTATGTGTTTATATGTTTGTTTCCTATATCAACTCCCAACCTTTCCTTACCTCATCCATGTTTGCAGGAACACCATTCTCAACATAACTCATTGCAGCCACCACCGCAATAAGTTGTTCCCGGTTGTTTCTGTTCAGAATTGTATGACGAGATATGCCTGAACGCTTTTCGACTGTGGCAATATACACTTCAGTATTGTTCTCACATGGCGGTGCCCATCGCATAATAACATCTTCAAGTTCATTGGCCGTGCCGTCTTTGTCAGTATCATACTTATTAAGAATATAAGTTTGAAGAGTTTTAAAAGCAGCACGATAACCGTATGCCATAGTTTTAAACTGAAAGAAACTTTTATCTGTCTGTGTTGCAGACAACCCCTGCCATTTCGTATTATTTCTCCGTATATTTAACGGATTATTATTCCGTAGTCCCCGTGTCATTTTTATCCTCCTTTTCTTTTTGTGTTTCAAACAATATTTGTGCGGCCAGTCGTGCTATATCGTCCTTATTCTCAATGATTATACTCATGGTCTTTTCCGCTTTCCGAAGCTCGGCCTTTTCCCATGATTTCTCACGTACCGATTTGAACTCACAGAAAACGCAATAAACCGCCCATAACATAGCGAATACTGGAAATGGAATGACGATGCAACATATAAGGTCAATCATAACCAGTGTCAGAAACGGATTAAAATATTTCTTCGCTTTTGTCGCTGTCATTTTGTACTTCTTCGAGGTACGAAGTTCCCCACGCTGTTTGGCCTTCTGAATCCCCGAAATAAAATCTATCCCCATTGCGATTATGATAGCTGTCATACTTACCGCTATCAAAACCAAATGTAAAAACAAATGGTCGTGAATGAATGTTTCAATAATGTCGTTCATATCCTTTTGTGTTTGCGTTTATTATTTTTATTCCAATAGTAATTTGTTGATAGCATCAATAAAGGCTGGGGAACATAAACTTGCGTATTCCTTAATCATATTACACTCTTCATCGTTATACTCAATTTCTCCATTGGAGTTGAATATTTTAAATGCGAGGGCATGAGCCTCTATTCCCCTGCCAAGTTGATAAATGATATTGGCAAAATCCTTCTTGTAGTTCTCAACGGAACATCTCGTCTTATCAATATCAACAAATATCTCAATTCTTTCAAAATTTATCCTTTTCATAATCACTTCCAATCATTATCATTTGAAGCACCGAACATCAGTCCTCTTCCCAACCAGTCAGAGTTCGGTGACGGATACATAAAATCCACCAACTGCATACAATGGTGCATGGAACCGCCATTCAATGTTTGCTTTGTTCCATTCGCATATATCTGAACATTATTATAATTGTCATTTGCATTAACCACGAATATCCTTTGGGTGACGGCAAGACTCAAAAGATAACGGTAGGTTACATTCGATGTTATTCTAAATATAACCGTATCAACTGGAAAACCCGAAGTTTCACCGTTATAATCGTATCTTGGCGAATAGCAAGGAACTGTATAATAAGTTTCGTTAGCAGAGGAAGTCCCGGAAGTCAAAGGTATATAAGTACCGGTTTTATCAGCACCTTTTGTGTACACATAGGCATAGGAGCCGTAAACTACCATAATGCTTCTTTCCCTTGCGCCAAACACGCCTCTACACCATAAGTCAGAAGTGTAGAAACGTAATGACCGGTTATCCTTAGTACCTTGATGATACATATCACCATCAAACCACATTCTTCCATCACTTCCAAAGCTGATTCCTCCAACCGCATCACCAGCAGCATTCACGCAATTCAACCTTGTAAAAGAGCCTGATACACCTTTCAATGTACCTTCAAAAGTGCTGTCACCTGAAATAACCGCACCAGCCGCATAGAGTTTCCCTGCTATACTCACCTTATATGGCGCATCAGTCGGTGTTGTAGCTCCAACCCATAACGGATAGTCACCACCAACAAGACCTGCTGCAACCGTTTTATTATCGCCCTTCATTATCAAAAGCTGATTACCCTGCATGAACCGTAGAATAGCATTTTGAGCCATGATAAGCGGAGTGTACACTGGCACCAAAGAATTAAACTTCTGCCAATAAGTTGTATTTGTCACCGGAATGGAATCACTGGACGTATGAGTTTTCAGACATTTATACGCATTAAACGTATTAGCACCGGTAGTCACAATTGCAATATCCAAGTACCGGGTACCGGAAGTCAAAGCCTCGTCATTGCGATACTCTATGCCTTTAGCCCATTCGGATTGCCGGAGAATACAGCCTTGCAGCCCGTTTTTCCCCGGTTCCCCATTAGTACCGTCAATTCCATTTTTGGCCTTTCTTCGTATTAATATATGCCCTTGCGCCTCCATACCGGATTACTTCAATTTTGCTAATACTTCTTTTGCGATCTCCTTAGCCTTGATACGATAACTCTGATAATCAGTGTATTCTTTCAGATATTCGGCACGCTTACCTTCGTCAAGTTCCGAAGCCATATCACGTGCCATTTCCAAGTTGGCGAAAATGGCATCACGTTTATTCGCATCATAACGTTCCATGATAATGGCACTTACAATACTGTCATAATCATGTTCCCCTTCAACATCCACGTTTTCACAGACATACTGGTCTTCAACCACCACATCTTCCGAACCGGCCTTTTGAACAGCTTCTCTTCTCTCAAAGTCGAAGTAAATGCGTAGCAACGCACCTTCAACTACAAATTCAATACCAGTCGGCAGTTCTCCTACAAGAGTTCCATAACTTTTCATAAATTACCTCCATTTTTATAATTATTCTTCAAAATAATAAGCACTCTTCCCGTCACCTAACGAACGCCGCTTGACAATCACATTTTCCACTGGAAAAATCTTCTGACCGTTATTCTCCGCTTCGCGAGCCTGATCCAACACATCTTTCAGATTGTAACAGTTCGTTATGAATTTGCTACGTTGTCCGTTCTGTTCAAAAAGAACACAATATCTACCTTCACCTTGCTTTGTCTTCACATTCGTTTCAAAGTCCACCACTGTTATAGGGACATTGAGAATATCCATCAATCTTGTCTCTTTTACATCGAAGAACTTCTTTCCGTCCTTTGTTCTACCACTCTGTTTGATACCTTTATCTGCAAAACTCATATCATTATTTGTTATTGTTCTCCATAAATTCTTACAATCTCCCCACTTACACCAGCCCCAGTATGAAGCTCGTATCTCGCGGTTACGTTTCCGGCTTTTTATTCGTTTCACCTTTCGGGCAAAGTTCTTTTTCATATTTTTACGCATCCGAACATTATCTTTCGTGAAGCAATAGCCCAAAAAGTTAATCCTTCTTCCTCTTACTACGTTTTCGCTTTCTATGCTTTTTGTTCCCATTTTTTGTTTCTGTTCCTATCGGAGCAATACAACTGTTTGCTTTAACTACCAACCCAACTTTTGCACTTTCCCGTTCATACGCACGAATAAGAAACAACGCTTCGGCCTTAGAACGAGCCAGCATAACATTATCATCGCAATATCTATGCAGGCATTTGACACGATATTTCTCCTTCATTGTATGATCTATCCGGCTTGCCGCAAAATTCCCGATAGGTTGGCTTGTAAATGCTCCAATCGGAACACCTCTTCTTCCGTTCAACTTCATTCTCCAATACGTCAACTAACTCTGTTCCGCTGTCATACGATAAAACAGCTATCTCGATCAATTTAATAAATCGTTCATCTTTGAATTTCCTTCTCAATGCAGCAACAATAAGCTCATGAAGAATACTTTGATAGAACTTTTTGAAATCAGTCTTTACGAACCATTTGTATTCCGGGTACCGGTGAAGAAAACGTTTCATTCTCCTTACTCCAAAATGTAATCCCTTTCCCTTGATACACGCACTTGTATCATAAATCAAATTTCTATAAACATCTTCTTCAATCACCCTCATAATTGCATGGTGCAATATACGCCACGGGAAATATTTCTGTTTGACAATATCTCGAACCTTTCCTGCATCACTTTTTACTCTCATTACGCTATAATCCGGTGCCGGAAAATCCAATGTCAGGATCATCAACTGCAAAGCTCGGAGGTCTTCTTCCGGGTGTAGATTATGCCGCCTGATAAAGCGGTTTTTCTTAACCTTCCCATCTTGTGCTTCTTTGTCCGCTTCACGTAAATTATTTATCTCTGCTATACGTTCAAGAATATACCCGGCTCTTTTAGATTTCTTTCCACCGTTTGCTTCTATCCGTTTATTGTCAGCCTCTATCCTTTCCGCTATAATTCTATCAATTTCATTATGCGATAGACTCTTCCAATCAATATCACTTCTTCCAATATTCACTGCTGCTTTGTTTTAAAATTTACACCATACTTCCAATTTTGTCTTGTTCAGACTATTTTAATTATTCCGATAACTGCAAGCTGTTTTTACTTGCTTGAATAATTCGCCCGGAGCTTTCGAGAACCAACCTACTAACACCGCTTGTTGCCTTTCGCAAATTGGGCAACCTTTCCGCATTCTTGATTTTCTGACATCGTAACCAATTGATTACTACGTTGCAACGATATAAATCCTGCAAGGTCATGGCTCGGAGAACTCGCAGATTACTCTACGATAAATAAGTATGGCGAGAGCCGATATTCGCATTCGAGTTCGACCAATCGTTATTCGAGTTCGCATAAGCGAGGCCGCAATTCGCACCGTTATTCGCATTACCGCCCCAAAGAACCAGCTCTTGTTCCCCTCTGCCAACCGTCCACGCCTTTCGGCTTTCGTCCCGTTATCCGTTGCCGTAAAACGAGAAGGTGGACGGGTTTTAATTAATTGAAATTCAAAGAACTAATATTTCAAAATCTATTATGCAGCCATCAAAGATGCACCGCTAACAAATGTTAAATTCCCAAAATACGCAAGGCGAGAGCCGAAAAACGCACTCGAGTACGACCAATCGGTAGACGAGTGCGCAGATGCGAGGCCGCAAGACGCACCGTTATACGCAGAACCGCCCCAAAGAACCAGCTGCCCAGTAGTGTTTGCCCATGAATAATCAGCCCAATAAGAAGTGCTGTTTCCACCAATCTTTTTCGGGAAAATATCAAAATGCTCCCCAAGAATTATTTCCTGCACTTGACCGGAAGCTGTCTGACGGGTAGCTTGTCTGTATTCACCATTTGGATGCGCAGCTAATTCAGCAGTAGTCGGTAAACGGTTTCCTTTGTAAATGAAAATTTCCGTTCCACTTTGAGCACTATTGTTGGAACTACCGCAAAATACTCCTTGCAGAAATTCCCACTGCCACCCATAAGGATCTTCTATACCCATCATGTTCACCCGTGAACAATCCACTCCAGTATTACTTCCATTCACCACAGAAATAGCTATTTTGCCCCAATTGTCACCGAGACTCTTTGTTGCGCCAGTTTGCAATGCTGCCGCAGCAGCCCACAAGTCTTTACTGGAGCTACCACCCACACCATAACCAAGTTTGGCTTGAATATTGGTATCTCCGTACTGGGACAGCCCCAACATCATAATAAGCTTTCTCTGATCGTAATCGGTCAGTCCCCATTCCTTACCGTTCACTTGTGCAGCATTCCAAAATGCGTTGATTGTCTTGCTGCCTGCCGGTGCAACTCCTGAACGTGAAACAAGTGCGCTACCTGACATGGAGCCTTTGTATGCACCGATACAGTTATACATTCCACCATTTGCCCCACCAATAAACTCACCGCCAATAGGTAGCATCGAGAGCCATAAGACTGGTACACCACTCACACTGTCAGTCTGTACACGATAATACAAACGTGGCCCTATCCACATCACATGCCCTTTGGTTTCATCCACCGCAGTACCATCAGCAAACACCGCACTATTGGTAGGGGACATTTTAGCAGCCCTTCCATCATTCGTTACGAGATAACGGCCACAATACAACTTGTATTCTGTCCATGCGGCTGTATTACCTATCACACCATAGTTCGTGCTACTTTGGGTTGATTGTTTGATTGGAATCCCCCAAGCCACCTGCCTCAACATTTGTTCGTCACCATTATTAATAGCATTCATGAAGTTTTCCACGGTAATGCGTCTGACACTACCACCAACTTCCACCAATACTGTATTGGAACGCAGAATGGAGGTCACCAATGTTTCATTTCCTAATCCTTTAGTTGCCATAATATTATTTTGTTTTTATGTTAATTAAAATGACATTCTGCCAAAACATCAACATCATATTGAGTCCCGTTTCTGTCAGTTTCCGTTGTTGTTACAGATATAGAATTTGTTGTAGAATGTTTCAAACTCTTCCAGTTTTCCTTATCCATCACATCCATAGTCCACGATGCGGAAGTAGGAGTATAAGTTGACCCCGTAGTCATATTTACAATCTTGGCACTTACTGTAACGGGTTGTCCGGTATCAACCTCTTTGTTGGAAGAAGTTATATAACATACAATTTGAAATTCATCTGCCGTATCAATGATACGTACCCCGGCACGTGCTATCGGTTGTGAAGCACTTGAAGACTGATAAACTTCTGCTATGAATAACTGGGTACCGTCCACATCACCACGGGTAACAGTTACACTTTTCTGTCCGTTCTTATCAGTCCAAGCCGCCGTGTCCTTATACCATTTTATATAGTAATCGGTAATGGCATTGGCACCGGCATACAGCTTGGTAGTCAGAGTACAACTTGTTACTTTGCTTGTTAACTGTTCGGTACTTGCAAGAATAGCAAGATAGTAAGAGCTGGCTCCCATATTCTGAATGGCAATAGGCAGTTCCCCGGTCAAATTATACTCAACACCTGCCGTAGAAGCGACACATGAATAAGTCAATGTATCTCCTGCAATATTCGTTTTGCTTGCCAAGTTTCCGACAATTTTAATGGCACCGGTACTGGTATTCAAAGAGAATTTGCCCGTACTGTCTTTTTTCCAACCTCCACTTTCCGCACCGTTAAAATTTAAAGCCACTCCATTGTAAGCCCAACTATGACCAGACAAACTGACCGCCAACCCACGTGCCGAAGTTACTTTGGGTGTCCGTACCGGCTGATTCGCAGCTATACTCCAATCAGGAGAGACAGCCCCACTTTCTTCATCTACGGCCTGAAACAATGGAATGCCATTATTTTCAAAAGTCAGCATCAGGCTGTCATTGGAACGAAGACGTTTAATCGTGATGCTATTTTGGGCACTATAATTTTCTGCCATATTCCCAACCTCCTTCTGATATAATTTGATTCATGCTTGTATTAGTATAAACGATACCGTCCAACAACAGTATTCTATCTTCCAGTTCTCCATCAAGAGAAGGCAGGCACATTACCTCCTTTTCATTCAAGATGATGGATTCTCCCTTTACCAAGTGCCCCAACAACAGAACCCCGGCATCCAAAGCCTTTTCCTTATTTGCTACAACATACCTCATATCAATTATTTATATATATGTTCCCGTTACTGTCCGTATATTCATTTGTCCCATCAGTCAATACAGAGAAAGCCTTTTTTTGCTCGGCCTTAATGTACACGTCCAACCAATCGTCAAGATAAGTTTCACCAATACCGGTTCCATCCAACATTATCACAGTTTTTTCCCCCTCCTGCCATTGTACCCCGGTCTTATTTGCACTGTCCGTAAACCATACCATGCGGATAATCGGTGCCGGTATCGGCACAATTTCTCCATTCCACTGTACCATAGCTATATTCCTATGCAGGATTTCATCAGGATTGATGGAAGCCTGACTTGCCGGTATGCACGTAAATTTTGGATAAACACGATTGACGGAGAATTGCTGTCTTGCAACCTCCTTTCCACCAACCTTCACCAACAGCAAGTAATCCCCCTTCTCGACCAAACGCAAGTCCATTATCAGGCTGGTTAAGGACAAAGCCACTATTTCATGGTTTGCGGTAGTCAGCATTGTTTGACTTGATATGCTGTTCACCTGATAAAGTTCAATTGTATATCCGGTAGTTATTTTATTCACTCCCTTTGTTACCATAAGTGGAATGGTGCGCTCGTATGAATTTTCATCCAAAGCTGCATTCCTATTGGCCGTAGATGCGGAAATCAAATTGTTGGCTACCTTGTAATCATACAACAAAAGCTTGTCAAGAAATGGATTGTACTGGATTATCTGACTATCCCCAATAGACAAACCGTAGGTATCTTCACTCTTATCTACCGTTGTCAACATGATAGAGTCAGTCTTAACGGGAATATTCACCCCAAGCCGGGTATCAGCTATCAGACCTTCAAAATACAACTCAAAACTTTCACCCGGAGCCACATTTCTGCTTATGGTAATGGCACCGCGTGTATCTCCAACCGTATCTATACTGTACTTCCCATTCCATGAACTGATTGCAGAAATATTCTCTCCATTAGCAAACCAGTTCATTTCTGCCAACAAAGAATTAACATAAGGCATATCCCAGCTACCGTCAGCGGCATTCGCTATGACTTCCGGTAAAATCACCAGTGGAGTAACCCCACGGTCAGGATCATATTCATTTGCCACCGGATTATAGACCTGATTGGCCGGACTGTTCGGTGTCATTATCTTCAAGCTTACTGCAATCGTAAGCGGTTGAAACTCTTTTCTGATTCTTTTCTTTTCACTCTCTATCATATCGTCACAATTGCTTCTACTGATGCAGTATCATTTGTTGCCGTTATGGTAAACAAGGTACTTACCACTGTTACTGAATTATTTCCTAAATCACTAATTTCCTTTGTGTTATGTATCGTTATTGAACCGTTGAAATCCTTATGCTTGATATTCCAAGCTTCATCATCGGCGGTATCTCCACTATCCCTTCGGATAGCCCATTGTCTAACTGTGTCTGTAATATCCTCCCAACCTTTAAAGACCTTGCAAGTAATTTCCATTGATTCACCATAAGCAAGAAAATTGTCACCTTGCGTATCAATCTCAATGCGTACCGGTGCATCTATCTGTAACTGTTCGATTGTGCCGGTCATATAAATGTTATTCAGATAAGCAGAATAACCGGTCATATCCAACCCGAAGATGTTGAGATTGCTCAAATCCCCATCCTGCATTGCAACCATACTCTTTGTAAACTCCCAGTCATTTACCCCTACCAAGAAACGGCGGTATGTCCTCGTCTCATAAGCGGAAGTCTGGCGTTCCTTGTTTGTAAAGTTGCCATAAGCGACAAAATGCAAAGCCTCACACGGATGGAAAGAATATTGCCAACGATCAGAAACACCACGAAGCACATAGCGAAACCTTTTGTTTGTTCCGGCATCCAATATTTCTGTAATACGAAAATAGATTGTACAGAAACCGGCAAACATACGGTTGCCACGGCTATCATCTATATCAGATACCGCATTATTCCCCGGCGTTTCATAGTCATGGAAATACCCCATGCAAATATCACCCACAGCCACAGCACCTATTTCACCGTCTTGTAATTTCAAACTTATTGTCCCGGAACGTAGCAAGTTACCATCAGCATCATAATCAGGCTCAACACTCTCTATAATTCCAGCACCGGGAGAACGCCATTTGTCACCAAGCACAATTTCAGCACGGTTAAAACGCAATTCCGGCACCTCTAAAAACCTGCGTAACGTGAGTTATTTATCAATCCCAAACATTTAAAAGAAATGGTTGGCCGGTGTTCTGTTTGTGTTTGTAATCAGGACGGCGGCAATATTACAGAAATAACCAACGACAAGAAACAAACCTTTGTTTGTGATTTTGCCGGATATTTCCCTAATTACCGGCTTGTGTACCCCCATCTTTCAAAAGACGGATTTATAAAGATTCAGAAAAGCGAATTAAAAGCGGTTGCCGGTTTTGTAAAAGAAATAGCCAAACGAAACAAAAAAAGCGGTTTTTCACTTCGTACTATTGCCGGAGATAATAAAGTTTATTTATCTTATAATGATGCAGACAGTAACGGACACAAAGAACTTTGTGCAACATTGGAAAAAGCCGCTTTAATTGATATAAAGTTAGGTTTCTTTGCATCAAACGTTATCCCCTTGCTTTCCGGCTGGACTGGTGGCGTGTGGCTGGTTGCACCTGATCGGGCGGCGGTCTTTGATGATAAGACGGCGCGTATAGGTGTGGTTATGCCTGCATTTATAAATGATTCTATTTGCCCGAACTTAAAATGTAATATAAAGGCTTTAGATCGCGCCAAAGCTCCGATCATCCCGGAAAAAGAACCGGTAAGAGAACCGGGAACACATTTACCGGCCTTATATGTGGATGCACAAACGAAAACACCGGCGTTTGTCTTTGCTTTGGTAGCTCTGATAGATTTTATTTCCCGTTGGTTTTATCAGGATCAAATAAACAAAGCATTACAGAGGCTAACAATGTTAACCGAACTATCCGGCATTTCTTTGCCTGAACTATTAACCGAACCAGTAAGCGAAGAAACAAACGCAAATGTACCCGAACCAATAACAGAGGATGAACCAGTACGCGCATACACACCCGAACTATTGTATATTGATCGGCCTTTGGTTTTCCCGGTGCCTATCTTCATACATAAACATGAACGAACTATCAGCCGAATCGTTGTGCCCGAACTATTGAATCACCAATGTATAGCGTTACTGTTTGTTTCCATGATGTTACCCGAACTATTACGGCGATATGTTTGGGGAACAATCCGACCAAAGGCAAATGCAGATGAACTATTTTGGGGCGATTTCAGACGTTTTCACACCAAAGGTAATCATCGAATCAGAGACGGAACAAAAGAGGCAAACAAACCTAAATTATAGCCATTTCAAACGAATTATTACATATATCAATGAATCATTATGGAAGAGAATAAACAAGCCAAAAGAAGTTATCGCCGAAACAAACCGGTTACGAAAAGTAAGGTCTATGCTATTAGACTGGATATTGATTTGGTTGATTTTGTCAGAGAGCAACCAAACATGAGTAAATTTATTAATGAACTGATCCGAAAGGAGAAGGAAAATACCCAAAAGTATGAATGAAAAATCAAAAGCTTTTGAACTGATAGAATTTGTTTGGAACAATGAAAAGACTGATTCTTATTTACGAGTCAACATAGCCATGTATGAAGCAGTAAAGTTGGCTATAATATCTCAAATGAAATTCAATAAAGAGGATTTTCAGAATATATTTTCAAAATTCAGCGGTGGTTACTGGTTTGGAGTCAACGCCAACGGTAAGGGCTATGGTGAAAATTTCTATCGGAAAGCTGTTACTTCGGGAAATATTTCAGCCTGCCAAAGCTATGAAGCATTCTGCAATATTAAACCCTTCATAGACTCCAAAGGCAGAAGGTTATGCAAAGGGGCAATGTACCGGGATAATGAGAAACGTTATAGGGTGACGGGATTTGATTTCAGCACTAAAAAAGTTTATTTAGTAGGTTATGCCATAAGTGATTGGGAAGAAAAAGGCAAAAAGACTCTTTTCAACTTTACCAACAACGAATGGAACGAATTTAGAAAACAAATAAAGCAATTTTAGCATAATTATGAATCAAAAAGCAAAAGATTATATCAGACGTAACACTTTGGATTTGGAAAGTGACAACCGGATGGATTCTACCGGCTATGTGCAATATGCCATATCAGAAGCAAAAGCCTATGCAGCAATAGCGATAGCCGAAGAAGGAATGAGACAAAAAGCCATTGAAGCATTCAAATTTGCTGTTGATGGTTACTTCATAATTGGTGGTACCGATTATTCAGCCGATAGATTAAATGAATTTATTAAAAAACTTGAATCTTAATTGGATATTTATATGAGAATGATAAAATTTAGAGCGAAAAGGGTTAACGGTGGTGAATGGGTAAAGAGTATGACCATTTCCTATGGAACCATCAAAAGAAAGATGTACAATGTATTCTTTGAAGTAGAACCCAACAAGTGGGTTGGTGTTATTCCCGAAACAGTCTGTCAGTTCAGCGAAATAACCGATAAGAACGGTAATAGCATCTTCGAACATGATCTAATACTGATTCATGAAAGTGAAAGCTCCTATCAATTTACAGTTGAGGTATTATTTCATAAAGGTATGTTTTGCTACAAGAACAAGGCATGTGGCTTTACTCCGTTGTGGTACGTCAGCGATAGATGTGAAGTGATAGGAAATGCTTTTGATAATCCTGAATTGATGAAAGAAGGAGTCCAACCATGAATATGCCATATAAAACCAGTCGTGACTATCAGCTTCTTAAAAAGCTACTGGATGAAGGAAAAGAGATCGTATGTTTTACAGACTTTCCGATAATAATCGGATTTTCCGTGATGTTTGTAAAGCAAGAAAAATAGGAGAAGGCCGATATTCCGTTACTTGCCGTGGTTGTGAATATGCTTCATTTTGGGAAAATCACAATTACAAATGGACGTTTGAAGATGAAATGCGAATGGCTAATATAGAATTTATTGAACCAAATATTTAATTGATATGAAAGCTATTATAATATATTCAGGCAAAGGCGGCGTAGGCAAAACCACAACAACCGCAAATATAGCAAGATTACTTGCAAAACAAGGGAATAAGGTGTTTATCATTGATGCAGATATAAACACCCCGTCAATGAACACCGAATTTGAAGGCGATCATCCGCATGAAATGATTTGGGTACACTCTTCTGGAAATATGTTTTCCAAGTTTATTTACTTGGAAAAATCAATGGTAAGGCAATATCTTGAACTGGCTAAAAAGAAAATACACTCTATCAACCCGGATTATGTTCTTATTGACACGCCTCCAAGTGTTACAAACGTGCATATAGAACTTCTTAGTAGGGTAAAAGTAAGTTATGTGCTGTTTGTCACCCAACCCACGAAATTAAGCAACCAAGATGTATTGCGTACAATGGACTTCTTTCATGAAAGATGTGGGAAGGTTAATTGTGGTATTGTGGAGAATATGTGCTACGGTACAGAACATAATGAATACCCAATAAGACTTGTTGCACAAATACCCATGCAGGACAACATGAATACCGAAAACCTGCTAACCAATGCCTATAATGAGTTTCAAAAGATAGTTGATGAAATCGTACAGAGTGATATTGTTGTTCTTGAAGAATATTCCACCGAAAACGGATATGATGAAAACTTTGATGTTACGGATATACACATTACCGGCTCACGAAAACATTACTTTACCCATGAACTTAAATATGATAATGGTGTAGAAAAAACTCTTACTCTACCTGCTATGAAATTTCTGTCTGTAAGAACATGGGATAAAGTAAGAGATTATATCCGATTCCATGATGATATGGGACATCTTTGGGACGAGAGAATGAGAAGATGTGATACAGAAAGGGTTGGCAGAGTAGTAAATCATTTCCAAAATGACGATAACGCCTATTTTATGGTTATAAATGCGCCAAACACGGAAGTTCATCTCATTACTGGAGAAATCGGAATCTGTTCTTTATTGACTGGGCAGAGAGGGCATTTTGAACTACCAAGAGTCAGTTATCAAACGAGTAAAGGAAACGTGGTGCTGTTCCCTGATGAAATCATGCCAGTAGATATAAACTTGCTACAACAAGAAATAAACGAAGGCTATATAATGTTAAGTGACGGGAGATACTTACCACCGAAAGAAGCGGTACAACAATGTTACAACGCTTTCGGCATAAGGGTTGGCTTAGGTGATAATTGGGAAGATATTTATGATGGTTGGAATAAAGAAATGAAATAAAAATGAAAGACTTACGTATAGCATTCTTGGCAAAATACCCCAAATATGAAATTATACTCAACATGTATAGTCGGGCAAATGATTGCCCGGCAACATGGGAGAATCTTTCAAAAGTCCGATTGCAGACTTTTGTTGATTATATGGAAGAACGGCTGGCACCAAACTCTGTTCGCCAATATGCCGCCAAATTAAAAGCTGTATTGAACTTGTATAATGAAGAGGTTGAGCTACCTAAAGACTATAATAAAATCCTTTCAGTAAAAAATGTGAGAAGCACTAATGTTTGGCTTACTGATGAAGAACTTGAACGAATTATCACCTATGCTCCCAAGAATACCAACGAACAATTGGTACGCACACAATTTTTAATAGGCGCCTTTACCGGTTGCCGTCATAGTGACTATACACGGTTGAACAACCGTAATATAGTGGGTGGAATGATCTCTTATGTCAGCCTAAAAACTAAAACTCATGCCACGGTGCCATTGAAGCCAATCGTGAAAGAGCTACTAACAAATTTACCTAAAGAAGAAGTTAGTGATCCGACATTCAACAATAATATCCGTAATATTTGCCGGAAAGCCGGAATCACAGAGGCGGTTAAAGTATTCAAGGCCGGAAAGGAAGTGGAAGGTGAAAAATGGGAATTTGTTTCAAGCCACACGGCACGCCGGAGTTTTGCAACCAATTTGTATTTACGCGGTGCCGATTTATACTCAATAAGCCAAATGATGGGACATGCAAGCGTGGAAATGACTCAAAATTATCTTTGCTGTGGTCTCCGTGAACAATCGGCACAAGTTATGGAGTATTTTAAATGAAACAAGCCACGCTAAATATCGGTAGAACTATTTTAGCGTGGCTTTCTTATACTATGACAAAATCCGTTCCAGCATCTCAAAGTCTTTTTCCACTTCGGCATTCAGAACTTTAGCATATTGTTGTGTGGTGCGTACATTTGTATGACCGAGCATTTTACTCACATTTTCCATTTTAACCCCATTGTTCAGGCACATTGTCGCAAATGTGTGCCTGCTCATGTGAACGGTCAAATTTCTATCAAGCCCTGCATAATCAGCAACTATTTTAAGCCGCAAATTGTATTGTTGATTACTGATAATCGGAAGCACATAATCATATTTTTTCAATATTTCCATTGCAGGAGACAGTAATACGATAAAATAGTTTTCTTCTGTCTTTAAACGAATATCCAATATAACATACTTATTGCCGCGTTTTTGTACGTCACGTTTGAAATTGAATTTAGCAAGATCAGCATAGGATATTCCAGTATATGCCTGAAAAATAAAAAGGTCACGGACTCTACAGATCGTTTCCGAGTCTATTTGAGCATCTTTCACTTTCTTCAATTCTTCGGCAGTCAAATATTTCCTGATGGCATGTTTGCCACGGGAAAAACGCTCCCCCTTATACGGATCATTTTTTAGCAAATCAAACTTTATGGCCTCGTGGATATAACGTTTGTTACGTTTATGATAGTTATATATTGTCGGCTGTGAATAACCCTTAGCATGTAACCAATCATCATACAATGTGATATTGGCTTTTGTGAGATCAGAAAAATATATTATTCTGTCAAATTCACGTAATGAGGTCGCAAATGTCCGATGGGAAGCTTTGGTACTTTCCGTTATATCTCCACGCTCTTCAATTCTTCTTTCTACAAAGTCAACAAAACTTTCCGATTTATTGGTATATCTCAAAAATCTATCCAGCTTATCAAAATCAAAAACTTCCTTTTTGCTGATAAGTTCATTAATCCAATTTTGGATAATCCGGAGTTGTTCATCAAGACACTGGTTCAATTGAATCATTTCAACCGAATTGATTATCTTCTTTCGATCATTCCATTGGTCGGAATAGACTTTAACGCCGGTTCCGATCCATTTTCTCTTACCTTCGCTCAAAACTTCAATTTGAACGAGTCCCTTGTGTGTCTTTGTCGCAACCTTTTTACGGTCAAAGACGAATCTCATTGTCGGATATTTCAT